AAGAAATAGAAAATCTATTATAAAACTTAGGTATATGTACAAATATTTTTTCAGGTTTTATGATTTGATTACATAGACTATCAATAACTAAATTTAATTTACTAATTCTAGAAGGGATAGTCGTCAAACTAAAATAATAAGGTTGAAAAGGATAAAAATTTAATGGAATATCAGGATATAAACCGTGATTTGCATTATCTAAAACAGTAGGGAATTTATAATTTGATAATTTTAAATCTTTATCTTCAATAAAATCTTTTCTTATATAAGTCATTTCAATTACATCAGGAACATGATAAAAATTATCTTTTATAATAACAGGAGAATGGTTATTAACATGAATATGAATAGGATAAAATAGTTTATTTAATTTTTTAAAACAATCTGTATGTAATTTCAAATTATCATCATTTGTTAACCAATGAAATTCAACAACAATACATGCACATTTTTTTAGTATATTATCAGATGTAGATAATAATGAAGAGAATTCATCACCTTCGATATCAATTTTAAGAATAATATTATTATCTTCATTGTCTAATAAAATATCTAATTTTTTAACATCACAAACAATATCTCCAATCATTTTAGAGCAATCAGAAGAATATAAACCTATTTTATTAAATGTTATTTTATCATAATTATATTCATTATCTGGTAATTTAGAAATAGTAGGGTCAAATAATAAAGCAGGTATATTAAATTTATTAACAAAATCGACATCAAAAGTCATATTATTAGAAATACCGAAACTATATAGTTTAGAAAAAGTGATATTATTTGGAATAACATATCCACCGTCATAATTATTACCAATTCTTATTTTATTTGAAATATCATAATGATAAACTTTTAATTCGTCAAGAAGAATACGGTAAGAATACATATTTTTAATTTCTAATTGTTTTTCGTGATGAAGTTTTTTATCTAAATGGTCTCTAACAGGACCGGCTAACCATTCCATTCTTGAATTAAAAGAATTATCATCTTCGTAATTAAAACGACCCGGATAATAATCCCTAATTAAATATTGTAATAATTGACCTCTTACGCCAGCGAAATGGAGAACAAAATGTCCGGGAAAATAGTTAAACCAATATGAATTTAATTCAGTAGGACGAGTAATATGTATATGTTCTTTGCAGTTCATAAAATTCTTATCATATAAGTTAATAAAAGAACCTTGTTCCCAATTAAGATATCTACCACTATTATCTTCATTAGGGTCATAAATATTAGTTTCGATAGATTTAATAAATTCTTTTGTGAAATCATTACATTTGATAATCATAACACCAGTATTAATCATTTTCCAATCACTACCACAAATAATATTACAAGGATAAGTTTTTATAAAATCTTCAACTTTAATGTTAGTATTCATGATAAGTATGTCAGCGTCAACCCATATAATATAGTCATAAGAATCAATATATTTAAGAATCAATGGAATTTTGGTCCAAGGAATAGGTTTATCAGGATTATAAACAGACTCATCTTCAATAAAATCATAACCATGTAAATTACAGTAAGATATTTTATTTTGTCTACTCCAATAAGTAATTTGTTTATATTTTTCTCCAACATTCATAAAACAGAGACCGATTTTATTCATTTTTTATAATAAAAATATATTTTCTTAAATAAATGAATAATATAATAGATAAAGGAAAAAAGAAAAGAAAGAAAAGTGGGAAAAAGAAAAGTAAAAAGAAAAAGAAAAGTAAACAGATTATATATTGTGGAAATAATAGATTACATCCAGATGTAGTGAGTGGAAGAGCAATAATAGGAAGTAAATTCCGATGTTTAAAAAAAGGTTACGGTGCCGGATTTTATAGTCCAGTAGATGTAAATTTTCTAAATGAATATGAACCGATAGATGCACGTAGAATATATTGTGGAAATAAAGAACAACTTCCAGAAGGATATGATAGACATGGAAATTTACCGTCTTGTTTTCAGAAAGGATTTGCGACAGGAAAAAGAGAAAAAGCGTTACGAAATTAATTTAAAAAAATAAATAAAGACATTAAATAAAATGGAATACATGACACCACCAGTTATATATTTAGATAATAATGATTTTGACGATAACGGAAATTTAATAAATCAAACATTGTTATCTCAAAACATACCAATATTTATTATGCTACAGGCAGTATTTTGTGGGCATTGTACACGAGCAAAACCTTATTTCCAGCAATTTGCTCATGATAATTTCGGAAAAGTAATATGTTGTTCAATTCAAGGGGATAGTAAAGTTCCAAGTGTAAATGGAATAGGTAATAAATTAGGTAAAATATGTCCAAACTTTGTTGGATTTCCATCGTATGTTGTTATAAGTAATGGTAGAAAAATACCATATGATGGAGGTAGAAAAACAGAAGATTTACAAAATTTTTTAAATTATTTATAAAATTAATATATATTATAAAAAATGGATAATTATAATATATATAAACAATATACATTAGATAAAATTAACAGTTCTTTAATTATAGAACACCCTTTCTATCATGTTTTTATTCAAGACATACTTCATAATGATTTATATGTTTTGTTGAAAGATAAGAATGAATATTATAAACAATTTACATCAAGTAGATTACAAGATAATAAATCATTTGTAAATAATAAATATTCAATAATTGGTTCCAATGATGTCATATTACAAATATTTAATAAATTGTTTTCAGATAAAGAGATAATAAGGTCTATATTTAATAAATTTTTTATAAATACAATAGACTTTCTTAATAAGATATCAGTATATGACCATGAATGTGAATTTGTTTATACAGATGCGAATAAGTTTCAATCTATACATGTTGATATACCTTCTAAATTTGTTAGTATGGTATTTTATTTTCCAGATAGTGTATTAAGCGATGAAGAACAATTAAAAAATGGCACGGTGTTATATGATGATGATATAAAACCAGTATATAGTGCAAGATATTTACCAAATTCAGTTTGTATTTTTGCACCACATTTATATAGTTATCATGGATTTCATACGACCATAGAAAGGAATTCATTGGTATTGTTTTATGTTCATGAGGATTTGATAAAAGATAATTTAAAAGCGGCACCAAAAACTAAATGTAGTAGAGAAATAATAGATTTTAAAAAAAGTGTTGTTGATAAATTAAAAAATTATCGTTTAATAGAATATAGAAATAAAAATTTGGATGAAGAAAGTAAAAAAAGTAAAATAAATTATAATAAAGGACGTATTGTTTTATAATAAATGATTTACAATGAGATTGATATTTATGAATTCTTAAATAGATATATGGGTAAAGATATAATATACGTACCAAATCCAGGTAATGTAGGTGATCACGTAATAGCTTATTCAACAATGCAAATATTTGATAAAATTAAATTAAAATATACTGTTGGTGATATAAATGGAGAATATAAAAATCAGGTTTTATTTTATGGAGGCGGTGGAAATTTTATAGGTATATATGATAATTGTAGAAATTTTATGAAAAGAAATTATATTGAAAATAAAATCGTAATATTACCACATACAATAAAAGATGAAGATTCAATTTTAAGAGAACTAAATAATAATGTTATAATAATTTGCAGAGAGAAAGTTTCATATTCTTATGTTTATAAATTAAGTAAATACAAATCAAACATATATTTGTCGAAAGATTTAGCCTTATATTTAGATGTAAGTAAATATAAACACATTATAGGTAAAGGTGAATGTAATGCATTTAGAATTGATAAAGAAAAATCAAGTATAAAAATACCTAATAATAATATTGATTTATCTTTGACGTTGATTGATGATAAAAAAGATATAAAAGAAATGTCTATTGATATGATTAAATGTATATCTGATTATGAGACAATTAATACTAATAGATTACATATAGCGATAGTATCTAGTTTATTAGGTAAAAAAGTTAATTTTTATAGAAATAGTTATTATAAAAACAAAGCAGTTTATGAATATTCTTTAATATTTTTTGATAAAACTAAATTTATTTTATAAAAAATAAATTATATAATAAAATGAAAGAAATAACAATAAAATTATTTAATGATGTAGAAGAGAAAATAGGAGAAGAAATAAAAATAGAAATGTACGGAAATGACAATATGGAAACATTATATAACCGAATTTTTTCTAAAATAAATTCGATTAATGAATATACATTTATAATAGAAAAAGGAAAATATGAAGATGAAGCAGAAGAAGAAGAAGAAGCAGAAGTAGAAGCAGAAGAAGAAGAAGATGAAGATGAAGATGAAGATGAAGATGAGTATAAAAACAAAGATAAATATAAAAACGAAGATGAAGATGAGAAGTTAACAAAAATATTTAATGGTGAAATAATTTTATATGTATATCATATTTTAAACATGATTAGTAATATGATTCAAGATAATTTTAATTTTGTAAATATATATCGAAGAATATATGACAGAATAAAAAAAAAATCTTTAGAAAATGATATCCTAAAAGCATATGTATTATTTTTGAAAAAGAATATGGGTGAACATTTTAGCATAAATTATATTTTGACAAATAAATCAAGAATTAAAAAAGCTAGAACTTTTTTAGAAAATGAAGATGAAATAAATAATAAAATAGACGAAAATAAAAAACAAGTATTACAACAAGATGAAAAATTAAGGGAAGAAAGTGATATAAATATAGATGAGATAGAATGCGGTGAATTTATTAATAATAGATTTAAGGTATTAAGTGAATTAGAAGCAAAAAAAGACCATAAAATATTAAGTATATTAGAATTATTCAATTATATAGTATTAAATGAAAATGCACCATATTCTTCATGTAATGATTTTTTTAAGATATACGAAAAATTTTCTGAAAAAGAAAAGATAGAAGAATGGTATAATGAAAAAATAAATAAAAACGATTTACAAATAATAATAAAAAGTAATAATGAATACATCAATATTATAATAAATAAAAATTTTGAAATAGAATACGAATATGATGTTAGAATAAAAGAAGATGATATTATAAAAACTATTGAAACTGTATTTAAATCTATAAAAATTAGTTTTAAAAATAGAAAAGAAATAGGTTTATATGGTCATTTTGATATTAATTTTAATAAAAAACCATTTAATAAATATGTAATGTCTGATTTAATAATGAATAATAAATTTGTATCTACATATCTTACTAATGATGAATCAAGAAAAACTGATAAAAAAAAATATAACATTCAATATAATTATATGAAAAAAAATAAAATAACATTTCAAATGTCAAGTCAAGATGATTTAAAAGTGAGAATAACCGTGTCTTCTAAATTGAGCGATAATAAAATTATAGATCAATTTAGAAATATGTTATCAAAAATCATAATAATATATACAAAAGAATATGATAAAATAATTAAGTTATATGAAAGTTATGGTATTGATATAAAAATTATAAAAGAAATGGAAGAAATAAAAGACGATGTTTGTATAAAATTATTAAGTGGATCAAATTGTGAAAAACCTTCATTAATAGAGTCAGAAGAAGAAATTATAAATGCTTTAAAATTAAATAAACAAATATTGAAAAACAAAGATAATAACTGTAAGTTTATATGTAATACACATGATAAATTTATTTATCCTGGAGTTAATAAGAATCGTAAACCATGTTGTTATAAAAAAGATAAAAAAGATAAATTATATTCTAATTACCGTATAATTAATTCAATTGAAGATTATGAAAAAGAAGAAGAATATGAAAAAGAAGAAGAATATGAAAAAGAAGAAAAAGAAGAAAAAATAAGTAAAAAATCACAACATTATGTAATAAAATCAAATTCTATTTTAAAGGATGATGATGTTGGTGATTTACCATCAAAAATTAATAATTTTTTCAATAACAATATAGATGATGGATGTGAATTCAAAAGAATTGGTATGAACACAAGTGTAAATAGTTTTATACAATGTATATATAAGGCAACCGGAGTTGAAGTTGATTATGATTACAATGATTTAAGAATTAGTGATTTTATTGACAATATAAATCTATGTAAACAAGAATGTTATAATGAAAATATTGATCAAACTAAAGAAATATTAAAAAATGCTGAAGAATATTTTAATCCAAGAAAATTTATAAGATTATTAGAAGATTTCTATGATGTCAATATTTTTATATTCCAAAGAGATAAATCAAATGAAGAAAATTTAATTTTACCATATCATGAAAAACAATACTATAAATTTAAAAATAATAAAAAATGTATATTTATTCTAGAACATTATGGAACATTAAGAGAAGAAAAAAAAATGAAATATCCACAATGTGAATTAATTATTTTATGGAATAAAAAAGAAGTCAAACATAAATATAAGTTTGATATAAATGATAATATAGTTAGAAAAACTATATCAATATATAATGAACTTAACAATATTATATATGTAAAAAATGATCTATTTGATTTTAAAAATAAGTCTTTTAATGGGTTTGAAATTTTGTACCAAGTTTTTGATATTTATGGAAAAACTCGAATTATAATATTAAAAGTAAATGATTCATCTATTTCTTTATATTTTGTTGAACCAATACCGCCATTAAATGTAGAATCAATAGCATTAGAACATTTAAATGAATTTGATTTAGATAATTTAAATGAATACGATGATTTGATTGAAAGTTTAGATATAAAAGATATTAAAAAATACGATGATAAAATAGAAGGTAAAATATCAAGTTTTAAAATATATTTGAAATTATCAGAAAATGTAAATATAAGTAAAAATTACAATAAAATAAAAAGAATAGCGCGATATACAGTTGATTATTTATTTTGGTTGTATAGTATGTATATAACAACAAATGATGAAAATAATTTAGATAATTTTTTAGAACAAAATATAATTGTAGATAAGAAAATTGATTATGATGATGTTGAAATACCAAAAAATATTTTATCATATGATAATAGTATAATAAGAGATGGTAAATTAATTATTAAATCAGACAAAACATTAGAAAGGTTATTATATGTTTTAAAATTAAAAATAATAAGAGATTACGATGATTTAAAAATGTTCAAAGATAGGAAAACGATGAATGATTATTATGTTGATATAAATGATTTTGATTCTCATCCAAACAATATTTTATTAAAAGGATTTGATTTTACTATACAATGGATAAATGATGCAATGAATGTCGATAAAAAGTTATATATATATGATGTTGTACGCCCGCACACATCAAAATATTTTATAAAATTTAGAGATTCAATATACTACACAATTTTGACTTATAAATTTGAAACATCTGTTAAATATTCATGTTTTTGGAATTTATATGGTTATGTATTACCAAAAAATACAGATTATGATATAAATATAGGTAATTTAAAAATAAACTTTTATTCATACGTAAATAAGAATGATATAGTAAAATATGCAATAAATGAAAAAGGTGAAGATAAAAATATAAACATAATTGGTTTCTTACTTGAAGGCGAAAAAAGATTTATTGCATTATTGAAATATTCCGAAGAAAACTAAAATCATTTTTTTTAACTTATATAAGTTAAAAAAATTAAGCTAATGTTGGTACTTCTTTATTATCATTAAGTTTTTTGTCCATAAGAAGTTTATGACGTTTTGATTTCGTATGTAGTCTCATATATCTACTAGATAAAATAAAACCACATTCGCATATTTCATCATCGTAATTTTTTTCTTTACCTTTATCTTCACCTTCATCTTCATCTGATCCTGATTCTTCAACGTCTTCTCCTTTTTTCATTTCTTCTATCAATTCAATAAACATTTTATGTCTGTTGGATTTAACATGATTTTGTAAACAACGCAATGTTATAACCATACCACAATCACATCGTTTTTTATTGGCGTCTAAAATTACAGTTTGATTGTTATTTTTAATTTCCATTAATATAATATGTTTTTTTGTTTTCTTATGTTTGTTCATACGATAATGAGTCACTGTCAGTCCACATTCACATTTTTCCTTTTTACTTCTTTGTGTAATTATCTTATCTTTGTAATTTTTATCATAGTATTCTTTCCTAACTTCTTTGATTTCATCTTTATTTGCTTCATACCGTTTTTTACTTTCATCTAAAATAAATGATTTATTATTAGAATAGTAGTCATTGGCTCTTTGTAATGAATCTTCCTTATTTTTTTCATAATATTCATGACTTATCTTATTACGTTCTTCTCTGTTTTTATTATGTTCAATTTTACCAAGTTCACTAAAAGCTTCTTCATTTTTAATTTTATATTCTCTTTCTCTTTCTTTTGTTTGTATTTTTAGTTGTTCTTTCTTTTCTTCACTATAATTTTCGATTGCTTCTTTTTGATTTGCCTTCCATCTTTTTGTATCTTCACTTGTATATGATGATCTTTTAGGAAAAATTACATGTTCTTCTTCTATATCTTCCAAAATATCAAAACATTTGTCAAATAAATCAGTAAATAATGAAATATTAGAATCTTCTGGTAGTTGAAAAACATCTCGACTCGCTTTACAACGATATTTACCACATTTAGAAAGAATTAAGCTTTCAGCTATATCCATTATTTTTGAACATTTGAAAGATCTATAATAAATAATTTTGTGATTGTGTAGTTTTTCTTGATTATAATTTTCTTTTCTATTTGTCAACGATAATGATTTTCCGATAACAAACTCACCTAATTCTTCTTTCTCTTCACTAGTTATTAAATAGACAAAATTCTGTCCATCAATTACTTCTTTTGGAGGCTTTACATATTTCTTTGTTAGTTTGGTAAGTTCTTCCTTAGTTTCTTCAATAATATTTTCCTTTTCTTCCAGAAGACTTTCTTTTTCTAAAAGTTCATTTTCAATTCTGAGTTTTTCTTCTTCCAATTCTTTATTTCTATCTAGAATACTTTGAATTTTGTATTCACCTTTTTTCCTTAGAGATGGTAAGATTTCTTCACATACAACTTCTTGGAATTTTTGAGCTATAGGTTTAGTTGACCTCATAATTAGTTTATACACTGCCGCTTCAGATATTATGTTCATATTTTGACTATTATAAGATGACCTTAATAACTTTAAGGACATCCATTTATCAGGAATATTTTTTAATGCATTAGTAATATTTGAAAGTTCTAATATATCACAAATATCCTTAGCAACAAACCAAGGTTCTTGATATGAACCAATTACCGCTTTTTTAAATAAATAAAAATCAAAAGTGTTCTTGATTTTATATTTATTAACCCTATTTTTAGCGTATAAGGGCTTTTATTGTATTAAAATTACATTCTTTATTAAAATATTTCTTGCACCTG